TTGTTTAGGCAGACTTGTCAGCCTAAACTACTTACTTTTCATACTCTTCCGGCACTCTTCGTTGTGGAATTTTTGTACCGTAAGCTTCTGTTACAAGGCGCTGTCGCAATCCTTGCTCACTCATCTTTGCAAACATTTGTGCCTCGTCAAGGATAGGGCTAGGCGCTCCAGGATTTCCTGGCATAGGTTGACCTTCTGGTCCCTGCATTGGTTGAGGTGGGGCTCCGTCTGGGCCTGGAAGCATTCCAGTTAACTGAGCAATTTCTTGCTGAATCTGGCCCTTAATAAGGTTGAGGGCTCCGTCGGCCTTAGCATCATCAATAAGTTCTTGACGAATTTCCATAAGTTTTTCATCAGGGAATTCTTCGCCTAGTGAACGAAGTGCGCCTTCCTTAGACTCTAGGCCAAGGGAAAGCATTGACTGAACTTCGTTAAGCGCAATTAGTTTGTCAAGCGGTAGCGGAGGTGGGAAATGTACATATGAGCGGAAACTGATTGGGTCGTTTAAATCTAGGACTTCAACTTGTCCTTCTTTAAGAGGAGCAAAACGTGTATCTGGGTTAGCCGCCATACTTTCAGGTTCTTTAACCGCAAGGCTAATAAGGATAAGTTCGTTGACACGCTCTAGCCCGTGTGCGTATTGGATGATTTTTTGGTGGTAGCGGTTCATCAAAGGCTGGAACATAATTGCTAGTGCTACACCTGATGTATTAGAAACAGGCATTGCTTGACCAAGAGCAGTTTCAGGAACGCCAACCATTTCGTGCATTGACTTCTTCATCATTGCAAGGAAGTCCATTGCACCCTTAAGGCCCTGTGCTCCACCTTCAAGGTTTTCTACACGAGCATCCTTAGGTAGTCCGCCCCAAACTTTATTAGCGCCTTTTTCTAATTGCGACGCTTTAGCACCGATAATAACCGTAACTGGCGCTGCGTGGTAGTTAACGATGTCGGCAATATCCGTAGCTGTTTCATTGTACGTACGGTTAATTGGAATAATGTCATTGCAATCAGATAGGCCCCAAGGGCTACCGCTAATACGAACATTTGGAATATGAATAATGGGAATAACACCAAGCGGGTTAGGGCGAGAGTCAATGAGTTCATCGTTAATGTACTCCTCAATAGAGTCATCAGTTAGGATTTCTGTGTAAGTAAATACTTGACGTGTTCCTTCAAGCGATGTACCCCAAAAACGATACTTAAGCTTAAAACGAATTAAACGTTCACGGTCGTGAGGGTGAAACTCTGGAAATGCAAATGATGAGTTAAGAGGCAAGATACGAACACGGCCTGGGTGAACACGGCCAGCTGGGTCTTGGTAAGCCTCTTCGTAAGCAACTTTAATAAAACAATCGCCTGAGACTCCGCCTTGCTGTCCCATTTCCCAAAGTACTGTTGCTTTGTTGTTATCTACTTCCCAAACTCTTTCTAACAAGTCTGGAACAATAGCTTCTGTCTGCTTAGGGCTACGGAATTGAACGCCCTTACCAAATGTAAAGTTAAGAATAAAATCTGTAAAAGCACGATAGTAGTTAAGAACCATCTGTGATTCGCCTACTTGACGTCGGTATGAATAGTGATGACCTAGGTACATTGCCCAGTTAAGGGAATAACGATTTAGGCGAGGACCGTGTACTTCAAACTCTTCATCCGCTAGTTCTACAAGACCTAGTGGAGAGATAGAGATTGTTAAGTCAGAGGACGCGGCTCTATACGATGGAGGTGAGAAATCTAGACCGCTACCACTCACCGATAAATCCTTTCGTTAAACTTACAACTAAATACTAGCACCAATATCGACATATCGCTTTAGTGGTTACTTCTTAACGGCTTCGCCCTTAATAGAGCCTTGACCAACTTTTTTTGTAACTTTTGCCTTTTGGTCTTTTTCTTCTTTGTCTCTTTTTTCCTGCGCGTAATCTCTGTTACGTGGGTCAATATCTTTTTTAGAATCTACAAATCTTCCGCCCATTTGCACATACTTAGTGTGCACCCAGTGGGCAGCGGCTGGTGAAGGATACTTAGGAAAACGTGACTTAGCCTGAACAGTAACTGTATTCCAGAGGCGTGGATTAGCAGGTAACTGCTTTGGAGCATTAGTTACGGAACGACCAGAAATGAGTGCCATAGTTAATCCTTAGAAAAGCCCCACCAGTCCCGAAGGACGGTGGGGAGCTATTTCTTCTATTAGTCCTGCACTACTGCAGGGTTAAGGCGCTGTTGGTGTGAGCCATTGCGGAATACTTCCTCAATAACATTTGAACCGTAGTCGCTAAAACCGGCAGAAGCAAACTCCTGAAGAGTGTTTGGTCCTTCTACCCATGCTGCTGAACCTACGTGAGCACGCTCACGCATTGTTTCTTCAGCTGACTTAGTGTGAACTGGTGCATTGCGATTTGGACGACCTGCTGCAGGAATGTATCCCTGTGCAGCTCCGTTTGAAAATTCTTGCGGAACATCTGTATCAGTTGCGATTCCCTCTTCAAAGCGAAGTGGTCCGCGCTGTCCTGGCATAGCGCCAGCCATCTTGCGGTCGTAAACTGTTCCTGGACGTTCTGGGAAGCTTGGTGCTGGTGAGATTGTCATAGTTATAACTCCTTGTAAAGGTTGAGGCCTCAGGTAAAAGTGTGCTACTTATTTAACGTAAATACTGCCTAAAGTAAGAATTATCTATAAAAAGGTGAAGAGGATACTTCTACCGAAGGCATCGTTAAATCCATAGTCAAGCAGACAGCAATGGCCAAACTATCCGCATAGTCGTCGTGGGCGTGAGCCTCAGCTGGGGCGTGGGCTAAGAAGTTTGGGCCTTGAAATTTTGTCTCTAGGTCTGTCATCTGTTGGTAAAAGCGCTTCCAAGTTCTAAGGCGTCTAGTCTTAGCGTGTGCAGGCCAGCCAACCATACGTCGGTCAATCAAAGCCTTAAGGTGCTTCCAACGTTTAGATTGTTCTTGTTGGCTACTGCCTATCGAGTGAACCTCTGCTCCTGGAAGTAAAAGCTTAAGTCGTTGGGCTACTGCGTCACCAACACCGTTAGCATCTACACCTACGGCTAAAACATCGTAAGAGCCAAGAAAGTTTACAATTTGAAAATACTGGTCTTCCCAGTCATCGCCCTGAATTTCTAACCAGTTAAGTACTCGGTGGTCGTAATAACCAAACTCATCTGGCCTATCCCAGTCAACCCACACAACAGTTACAACAGTTGAGTCCATCTTACGTGCAGGGTCGATTCCAACAACAACTGGAGTTCTGTGCCAAGCCCTAACAGTTTCCTGAGATGTATCTCCAAGCTCATCCATAATCGTGGAGGTAACAAACATTCCGCGTTCTAGTAGCCACTTGCAGTTGTACGACATCTGGAACTCATCGGAGTCTTCACCGATACGTAACATCTCTTTCTTAATGAACTTGCCGTAGTTAAGGTTTACTTTAGACACGTCTTTGTAATCCCATTGGAAGTGGTTCTGCCTAGAGGCTCTTCCTGTCTGTCTACGCTTGTTTAATTGAATAGAGCGGTAAAAGTTATTCTTGTGTGTAGTAGGTGTGCCTGTCTTTACCATTGTGCCTGAGTAGTACGCAAGCATTGGAGAGATTGATTTAGATACAACAAAGTCGTCTGCCTCCTGGCACTCGTCAATAACAATGAGATGGAAAGACTTAGATTCAATCTTTGCACGAGGGTTAGCCGTCATCATCATTAGGCTACTGCCTGAGTTCTTAAGCTTAATTTGGCGTGTTACTCCTGGGACCTTACCAAGAGAGTCATCAATCTCTGGGTCTCCTAAAATCTCTAATGCACGCTCAGAAGTTAATCGATTTACAGTTCTACCAAAGAGTGTTTCTACCTGGCCTTCAACTGGAGCAAACATACCAATCCAGATGCCATCTTTAAACTGGCCTAATAAATCTGGGTACATCTTTGCAAGCCTGGGTAGCAACACCATTAACGTGGCTACTGTATTAGCAATTGTTTCTGACTTACCTGACTGACGTGCGGCAAGTGCTGTAACTTCTTCGCCGTCGTTAATGATTACAGACTCAATAATGCGACGAGCAAGCGGTAGTTGATACGGGTGTAACTCATGCCCAACTAGCGCGTTCATAAATTGAATTGTTTTGTCTACTGTCTTGCGAACAAACTCTTTGGATAGTTCGTCTAACTCTTCTTCCTCTTCTTCGAGGAGTTCGTCGTCATCCTCTAAGAGTTCCTCTTCTTCGTCTAAAAATTCTAACTCGCTCATATGTTCCTTAGTCTAGTAAAAAACATGAAACCCTGGTAGGTATACCAGGGTTCACGTTGCCACACACGGGAGAGAAGGAAGAGAGGCAAGATAATTGTAGCGGAAATGTCGACATGTCGTTTTACACGGTTGTTTTGTTAGTTCTGGCATAAAGCTCGTTTACAACTGCATGTAGCGCTTCTGCCCCAGTTAGGGCCTCTTCTAGGGCCGCAACGTCATGGTTTCTAGAATAGATACTCATACAACGACCCAACTCGTAAGTAGCCTGTTCAATCCACATCTCAAGCTCTGTTGTATGTATCTTTCTTACTCGTTTTGCAATCTTTTCTGAAAAGGGCTTGTCCCAAATGCTTTTCTTTTTAAACACGCCAATCCCCTATCTCTTCCGTATTAAGTTCCATATCTCTAAGTCCTAATGCTTTAGCAATCATATCATCGGCGTCTTCATCGAATACAAGACCCTCAGAGCGTTTCCACAACCCCAACACAAACCCAGGCTTAGTAAACGGAACGCGAAATACTAAACATACTTTGCTCTGTCTAAAGGGATGTTCTGTCTCTTGAGTCCAACCTTTTTCTACCACAGGCAGTAGATTGCGGTGGTAGTACTGGATTACATCTCCGTATAGTGGTCCG